CCCGATCCGAGTCCCCCCTCCGCGGCCGAAGGGCATACCAAGGACAGAGCCGAACAGACCGAAGTCCCCACTCTTTTCCTGAGGACCACCGGGGAGACCGGCCACATTCTGGTTGTACCCCGGAACAAAACTTCCATGGCCGCCTCGATATTTCCCCCCCGCAGCCAGGGTGAGGAGATTGGAATACTGCAAATTCTGTGGGGTCCCGATGCCAGCAACCTGACCCAACACCCCCTTACCGTGCTTGCCGGCGAAGCCTTTGGTGAACCCGCCGACACCCATAGTCCCCATATGAGTGAGGACGGCCTGCCGGACCTGCAGCAGCTTCATTAACCGAGCATGCTCTCGCGGAGTAGCCATCCCGGTGGCCGCCTTCTCCATCAGCATCTCAGCCTCAGGAGACGAAGCAACAACCGTCTGGGCCATACGTTGCTCAGTCGACCCGAGCCGACCTCCGACAGCAGCCTTCTGCATCATCCGAGTGGCTGTACGGTAGGTTCCCCACTTGATGACAGGGGGCTCATAGGCAGCCAGCGCCTTGGTCTCCTGCAACACCTTGTTCATCTTTTCAAAGCCGTACTGGAAGGTGTTGTTGAGTTCCTTTTGCAGTGTGACCTGACGTGCAGTCAAGTTGATCTGCTTCTGAATCTGCATGGTGGTCTTGGCAACTTCACTCCCCATGATCTCCTTGTGGAACTTGAGACGCCAGCCGGCCCACTCCTTCTGAAACTTCGTCATCTCCGTGCCAAAGTTCTGGCCGAACTTGGCCTGGTAGGCATCAGCAAATGCCATTGCATCCTTACGTCCCAACCCTTTCACCCCCTTGACGCCGAACGCCTCGAAGGCCATTCCTCCTCCACGACGAGCAGCTTCAACAGCAGCCCCCCCTCGTTTGTCCGCCCAGTACTCCTTCCAACCCTTGGTGGCCAGGGACAAGACCTCCTCGAAGGCCAGGATCGCGCCGTAGGCAATACCAAGTCCAGCAGCGAATTTCCCGAGGCCCATCGTTGCACCCCAGACGGCAGCGCCAGCACCGCTGCCGATACCACGACCTACTGGCCCAAATCCCCCAATTTGCCCCCCGAGACCTGAACGCATACTCTTAGGCCTCGCGTATGTCCCGACGTAAGGATTGACCATAGGAGCCGCGGCAAGCAGTCCCCCCGCCCAACCCGCAGCTTTGCTCACCCCGATGTATTGAGACACGTTCGTCAGCAACCCCTTGGCGCCCTTGAGCAGAGCTACCGAGGCAAACAAAGAACCCCCAACAACACCTACCTTCGTCAGCATTCCAAACAGGGCACCGAACACGGAGTTGTTGGCCAAGGACTGGAAGCCCGCGGCGATTCCCTTCAAGCCGGTCACGACTGTCTTGAGGGCCGGCGTGAACATGTCGCCGACGACACGGGCCGCCTTACCCATCTCTTCAGCCATCAGTTCGATCTGCCCACTCAGAGTCTGGAGCCTCTGCTCGGCGATCATGTCGATGATGTTCTTGGCTTGCTTTGCTTCATCCCTCAGAGCTGCTAGAGCCTCCCGTCCGTACAGCACACCCTTGCCTTGAATTTTCACGCCCTGGGTGAACCTCTGGATGGCCATGACCAGCGGCCGGATCGACCGCTCCCCAATCGGCACCCCAGCTGGGGTCTTCGACGACAGAGCATCCATGACGGCCTGGGTCCCGAGCTTCCCCTTGCCCCCGAACTTCCCGGTTCCCATCATGCGGTCCATGATGTCACCGAGAATCTGGTCGATGCCTCGGATCTTCCCACCGGCACGGGTGGACACCCCAATACGTCTTAGACCCTCTTCAGCTCGGCCGCGGCCCAGCTCGGACATCAGGCGGAAGGTCTGGGTGGCGGCCCGACGGTTCGACCCCTGGAGCTGGCTAGCCACGGCAAAGACGGAGCTTGTGGTCAAGAAGTCCTGCTGCCCGCGGAAGGCAGCGGCCCCCAGCTGACCAGCCACCGGGGCGAAGTCTTCGATCCCGACACCGAGGGCACGACCAAGGCCAAAGAGCTGGGCGGCCCGCCCCTTGGCCACCTTGGCGCTGCCACCTGTTGCAACCATACGCCCCATGAAGGCCGCGGACTGCTGCAACGACAACTTCCCGAACGATGCCACAGACAGCGAGGCCGTCTCCCTCAAGGTGGCCAGAGCAGCCGACGATGAGCCAGTCAGGCGCCGCAGGGACAGAGCTGCCTCAGCGATCTCCTTCGGATCGAAGGGAGTCAGGCTGGCTACCCTCAGGATCTGCTTTTCGTATCCGGACATCTCCATGCTGGTGGCCCGGGTCAGAGCACGGATCTGGGTCAGGGCCAGCTCCATTTCCTTGCTCTTGTTGACGAATACACCCATGCCCCGGAACAGAGCGCCACCGACGAGCATCCCCACAAAGGCTCCGGCGATGTTCCGGAACCCCCCTCCACCCCCCTGCATCCCCCTGGCGCCAGCTGCGCGTGCCCTGGTCGCCCCCAGACGCCGTCCTCCGCCCCCGCTCCCACCCATTCCGGCCCCGCCCCCCGCACGAGGAGCTGAAGCACCTGCAGTCCGCTGGACGACCCGCTGGCCGGCTCCAGCCATGGCATGACCTGTCTGGACGGCTTCCCGTCGGGCCTGAGCCATCTCCAGGCGCATCCTCTCGATCTCGGCCGTGGCCAGGGCAAAGCCCGCCGCCGAGGTCCGGGTGAAGGCGTTCATCTGCTTGATGCCTCCGACCACGGTCTGGGCTGACATGGTCCTGCCGAACTTGTTGTAGGCGGTGTCGAGCTGGGTGATGGCCTTGGCCATGTTTTTGACGCGGGTGATCTCCCCCGAGGTTGGGGCAACCACATCAAGATTCAGGCGGGAGTACAGATTCGCTACAGTGCCGGCCACGGCCTACCTCCGTTGGGAACCACGCAGGGTATCACGCATCGAGATCTTGGAGCCGGGGCCTCCCGATCCGGGACGGTCCTGCTCCTCCATTATCTTCTCAATGCTGGAGGTTAGCAACTGGCGAAGCTCGCAGGCGAGAGTCAGGTCCATCTCATTGATCTCTTGCAGGGAGGAAAATCCCAGGGACAGGCCCTGCCCACTACGCATCAACAGCGTCTGGACTAGCGACAGGTAGGCGAATCGACTGACAGGGAAATCAAAGAATGTGCACACCCACAGCGGAGCCATGGGCTGCTCCAGGACGTAATCTAGCTCTGCGGGCCAGCCAGCATCCCGGGCTTCTTCCCGGAACCTTTCTTCCGGCGCTTGCGCGCGCGCTCGACCGAAATCCCAAAAAACCCCGGGCCCAAAGGGATCCCACCTTCCTGCTCCTGGTGGCAAACCGTTGGGTCCACGCTGCAGGTCCAGTTGTAGAAGGTATCCACGTCGCCCCAGGTTTCCTGTCCCTTGTCGCGGACAGCGTCGAGCAGGCCCCAGTCTTCCTGACTGTACCACCACCTGACAATGTCGGTCAGGATGGTGAGCTTGCGCTGGATGTCGACCTGAGGACGCTCCTCCCCAGTCCCTTTGTCCTCAACCTTCTCGCCGGCCAGGTCTCCGGCCATCTTCTTCTGCTCCGGGGACAACTCCTTCTGCCCCCAGATCCCCACACCATCAGTTCGCGCCACGCTCTTGATCGAGGCCATGTACATCGAGTCGCAGCCCAACGTCGGGGGGTACTCCCCCCCATCCAGGATGCGGTCCAAGGCAGAGGAGCGCCGGATGATTGGGGGGCACATCTCAATCTTCCAGGGGCCATAAGTGACAAACAGCCCCCCCTCTTCGGTGATAGCTGTCTTCCCTTCCTCACTGCACTCAAAGTGCTCACATTCTCCAGCAGAAATCTGCAGTGGGGACTTCGGGATCCGACCACAGTGCTGGCAATTCGGGCGGGTCTCGATAGGGGTTCCGGCCCGAGCGCGAAGCTGGTAGATGGCGGACAGGACGTCGGTGACCATCACCTCGCGCAGGTCGGGCATCTCCCCCACCTGCAAGCTGGAATAAGGACCGGGATGCACCACGTAAGGGGGGACCAGGCTCAAGGCCAGCATCTCGGCCGCCAGGTGGCCCGTCTTGGCTCGATCGCGACCCTGAGGGTCCTTGGTCATGGTCCCCCCCTGCCCCATCGAATGGAGGGCGTCGTGGATGTCCCCGGTCTTGATCCCGCGGCAGGCCAACTTCAGTCCAGAGGGGATACACTCGATCTCGATAGCCATCAGCCACAGCTCCTGTTCGGGATAGGTAATTAGGCCCGCCGGCAGCCCTGCTCCAGAGGTTGGATCCAGCAACAGGGCGCAGAGTTAGGCAGGACGAAAGGGCTCCCTACCCACGTGACCGGGGGGTGACGTTAGCAGGTATCGAACTGCGGCTCCGACCTCCGCAGGGGATGCAACTTAAAGGAAGGCTGAACGACGAACCTGGGACAAAGTCTACCAGGTGTGCCACGTGTGTCAACGGAGAAACTGGAGGAGAGGATCAGCCGAGGAACTCGACGGTGGGGTACTCGTAAGCGAGGATGAGCTGCTCGATGAGGATGTCACCGGAGTTGTTGTCGAACTGGAACATGGGATAACCTGCGACCTGGCAGTTGTGACAGTTCCAGGCGATCAGGTCGCGCCGGCCCCTGCTCAACCCAGCGATGGCCAGGGTGCGCAGGTTGTATGGATCGTCTACTCCAGCCCCCTCCGGCATACTGGCCAGTACATCGCAGTTCTCCAACAGCCAGTCGTACATCTCCCCGCCGCTGGGGATGAGACCCACCGACAATGTGATGTCGTCCACATTGGCGATGGTTGCCATCTTCTGGGCGTAGACCGCACCGCCCTCACGGTTCAGCGCGATCTCGAAGTTGACGTCGCCGCCGGACACGTCCCGATACTTCGAGTTGCTCAGGCCGCCCGACAGGTCCTCCACAAGGAAGTTGTACTGTCCTGCCAGCTCTCTTGATCGTGCCTGCTGACCCATAATTGGTGCTCCTTGAGAGCCGGGTTATCCTGCGATGCCGGCAGCCTTGGCCGCCTGAGACATGTAGCTCTCGACGGCGCGATTGTCTCTGGTGAAGTACAAGTCCACGAAGCGGGCGGGGGAGGCAAAAGCGAAGCCCTCCTTGACCACCAGCTTCTGCTGGCGCTGCACCACCGCGTTGTTGATGTTCTCGCCCTCGGGGTCCACATTGACGAAGAACGCCTCGTTGGCACTGTCAGATGCGAAGACACCCAGAGAGGTCCAGTACTTGTTGTCCTCGATGAGAGCCTTTTGGATGATCCCCCGACGCCGCTTGGAGTTGCCCTGGGTACGGTGGCGCTCCAGGAAAGCGGTATGCCGGTAGCGAAGGTGCGAGCAGAGCATCTGGTTGCCAATACTCTCGAGCTCCAGCTCCGTAGTCACATCCTCGCCGGACTGACAGTCGTTGAACCAGGCACCGTAGCGACCAGTCCTCTCATGCCGGCCAAACAGGATCGGGTTGATCCCGTAGTCGGTGACATAGTTCTGGACGTTGGGGTCCAGGACTTCATGCTTGTCGTCGGCCCCTTCGAGCCCGACCACCATGTCATTGAGCCATCCGAAATCCTGGTTCGACGGGTTGACCGCCATCTGCGCCAGGTACCGCTTGGACTGACCGCAGATGAGACCGGCGAGCAGGCCGCCGTAGCCGCACACGATGTTGTCGTTGTTCAGGCCGAAGACTGTCTTGTCGGGATTGGTGATTCGCACCCGCGGCCAAGCCATGCCGGTCTTCGCCCGGCTCCCGGTCAATGCCGAATACTGCGCCACCGCGGCCAGATACCCTAGACCAGCCTGCGTCTCTGGGATGTAGATGACCTTTTCCTGCTTGTACTGGTAGTTCTCACAGTACGAGATGGCGGCGTTCTGGACCGTGGAGGACAGACCATCCGGCACCAACATCATGTTGCCTTCGTTGACCAGCTGGAAGCCATACAGACCGGTCCGGCCGGCGGTGCCCCCGACGTAGTCGGCATCCACGAGGGCTGCCAATCCATCATCTCCACCCACCAACGCCACAGCAGATCCCAGGGCCGCGGGCATACGTTGCGTTACGGTGCCACTGGCCAACAGATCGGTGACCTTGACGTAGTTGCTGCGCCGGGCGCTGGTGTTGACCACGTCCTCCACGTAGTCGTTCGAGGTGGAATCCATGGTCACGTTGCGAATCCACTCGATGGGCTGAATCTCACGGGGGTGGAATACCAGCAGGTCGAAGTAGCCCGCCAGGCCGCTCTGCGCAGCGACAGGCTGCACAGTCAGGGCCAGGTCTCCATAGTACAAGCCATCGGCCCGCAGGGTATTCTGGACGCCGTAGGGGCCCGCAGCGCCAGAGACCAACGTAACGGTCCCCTTGGCAGCTGTGAGGGGGTCGATGTCCGATGTGTGGTTGAGGTAGTGGAACACCCTCTTGACCCACAGCTTGGTACCGCCCATGGCGAAGTACAAGTAGGCATGCAGGGCGGCATGGTAGTCCACCGAGAAGCCGCCGTACTTGAGCTTGAAGTCGTCGAAGGAGGTGACCGCCGTTACTTCCTCAGGCCCCCATTCGAACACCCCAAGGAGCTGGGTTACCCCGAACTCCCTGTTGGGCATGGACCGCAGATTGCTGGACTGCCACTTGTTGTCAACGCGGCTGCGACCGTTACGCATGGTGTTATACTCCTCGAGTCGCCGACCCTTGGTCAACGAGCAGTTGTCTGCCTACCAGACCAAAGGCTCTCTTACCCAGCACGCTGCACCGAGATGAATCCGTCGACCGGGTCCACCCTGGCATTACCTTCAGATACCCGACGTGTGATAACCGGGAGGCTGGCCACAGCATCAGGGACAGACCTACTGATTCCACCTGCGGGGATGTTGATGAACAAGGGCTCCAGACGTTCTCCCACATGACCCCCAATCAGTGCGACCTCCGCTTTGATGCACTGACACTCCCCGTTCTCAATACAAACAGGGTCATGGGGCAACGAGAAGCCGAAGGTTTCAAACCTGTGGGTGTTGGCTACACGAATCATAATAGGTCCATGCTACCTCAGCAAAATCGGCAGGGCAAGGGCCAAAACGGGCCATACTGTGCCACCTGTGCCACCTCTCAGACAAGCTCTGTATCGTATGTCTCCCCATCCATATTTGCCCACTGCTGCTCAATGGTCAGAATGCGTTTGTCATCGGCATCCGAGTGCTCGCTCATCATCAAGATCCCTCGGACCCAGATGACCGCCCGACCACTACAAGCATCCAGGTCTGCTCCCCGCTGATTGGGGGTGGGTTCCCCACCTGGCCCGAAGTGCCAGTTGTAGTCGTCCTGCAGACCGGGGTAGAGGGTCGGGTTCGCATCGACAACCAAAGCCTCCTGATCCTCAATCATATCTTCGAGCAGCTCGCACAGCTCATCCATTTCAGTAGAGGAGTTGGCCCCCAGCAGGAGTGTAGCCTCCAACCTTTTGACCCGCAGCCCCTTAAAAGAATGAACCACTGTCGAGTCGGACGGATCCTCAACTTCTTCGTACCCCGCAGTGAGTTGGACATAATCAGGATCAGGTACCCACTTGAACACACACCCAACCCCAGGCAAGCCGGCCAGCTTTACAGTAGCCTCAGAGCCCTCGGCATATTCAGAGCTCCTCCCCATTGAGATATTCTTACAGACTCGTCGGCGGAGCTCATCGAGTACTGCATCGGTGAATTTCGCCCGTACCCCCCGTGGTCGGTCTTGCTCAGTCGAGGGGCCAAGGTCCCGCCGTCGGTAAGTAAAACCTGATGCAGCTGTTGCAACCTCCCCGACCACCGGCGTCCCGGTCACATCCAGATTTTGGACTACTACATCCACGGCGGGATAAACATCGAGCACTACCGGTGGGATCCCGCTTCGAACAGGGCCATGGTATGGGCCAAGCTTACAGACTATTTGGGTCGCAGAGCGAACCTGAACCCAGTCCACTGCCCATCCCCCGAAGGTGACAGTGACACCGGGGGCTACATCCTCGGCCGGATGGACATCCGGGACTGCATGGATGGCGAAGTCGGTACCAGTGATCGTGACAATTAGGCCCCCCTCAGCAGGTCCTGTGGAGGGGGAGATACCTGTAATGGTCGGGACAGCCATATGCTACCTCCTCATCAGGCGGACGCCCGTGGGCTTCGCTCCACGGATTGCCCGCCCCCGGATACCACTGCGGGCGGCAGCGATCCGTGACAAATTCCCGATCACACCTTTCCCCTCCTGCTCCAGAGCGAAGATGCCGCCGACGGTTACAGGCCAAGCTTCATCACGCCAGACCATCTTGCCCCCCATCTGGGTGATAATAATCCTCCCACCAGAGGCAGGCCCATCCGGCAATCGCCCCCCGCGGGGCCTTCCTTGATAGCGAGAGCTTGAGCCGGGCCCCGCACGCATCTCTCGGACCATGATCGAGTAGGCCACAGATCGCTTCGTCTCCCGATAGCTCATCGTCCAGGCGGGCCGATTCAGCCCCCCATCGACAACCTCAAGAGGGGTCCCTCTCGGCCACTTTGGACTGGGATCAGGGGCATGCCCTCCTGGGAAAATACCCATGGCTGCAGAGAAAACCGTCCTGCTTGGTCCCTTACCTGTTCCCCCAAACCTGACAGTGACATGTTCAGCCAGCCGACGGTAAGTCTCGCCGGGCGTATGGGGCGGCTTGGCCGGGCGTGCTTCCCCGACGAGCTTGCCCGCCATGGCTATCATCGAGCTCATCGAGCTTTGGTCGACGTCGCTCCCCATCTGGTCATAACGCTCTTCAACCTGTTTGGCACCCTGTTGGACTAGAGGGGGGACAACAACCCCGGCCGCCAAGTTCATGTTCCCTCGGTCCACCAAAGAGTTGAGGTACTGAGCCATCTGGCCCAGGGAAACCTGCCCTGCCCCACCCCAATTCCTTCGTCGCCCGGCCATGAGATTACGCTCCGATCGCTACGTCTTTTTCAGACGTATAGATGATATGCAGATCGTAGCCGTCTCGGCCGAGGCCAGGAGAACCAGGCCCTCTCACCTCGTAGATGTACAGAGGCAGGGCGAAGTCGATGGAGACCGGCCGCCGTGACCTACCCCGATAGATGCCCGTGATCTTGTCTCGATTCTTCAACAGGCACTGGCCGGTCGCCACGTCGATGAGCCCTTGGCGCCGCAACAGCCGGCGGTGTAATACGAAGCCCTGCTTCGTGACAGGGGCATCCCCACCGAATACAGCCCGAATTCGCTCGAAGGATTCGTACTCCATCTGGGCGGAGACATCCACCGCGGTCATATACTCCGGTTCGCCATCGGCCACTCCGGCTGCATAGCTCACAACGGGCTCTTCCCGAGTATAGTTGTACCCGGCCGAGCCCTGCGATCCCGGCGGATCCTTGGCGTGGGTCGCTGCATGGTCAAGCCGCTCAATTCTCACCCATATAGGATTGATCAGCGGAGCAGAGACGTTGTATTCCAGGCCCATCAGAAGGTCCCTCCACTCCAATCCCTTGCCCGACCAGCAACAGTAATCCGGGTTGGCGCTACGTACCTGTGAATGATCCGGTCCAACTCGGAGTCTCCGGTGAATACCCCCCCGAAGCCAGCCACACCGTCGGCCGAGGCGCCCCACTTGATGGTCTGGTCCCGGGTCTTGATCATCGAGACGCCACCGATCCCTCCGCCAAAGGGGGCCTGCAGGTTGGCGTCCTCGAGCGCCCGATACACCATGGCGCCAACCACCCGGGCCAGGTCCCTCGGCGTCTCCCCCATCCCCGTCAGGTGCTCCCCGGGCATCCAGATTCCATCGGTGTAACCGAACACTCCCGTGATCTTGTAGGCTCTCGATGGGTCGGACCAGACGGTTGAGGCACTCGCTCTTACATTACTACTGCGCCAGGAGTCCATCAATTCGATCCCAACGAAGATGCGTCCGTCCCGGCCCCGCTCCCCGTCCAGATGGGTCATGGCTTTGCACTCGTAACTCGAGTCCTGCACAACCTCTTCGACCTCGGCATCGTCGGAATCCCGGTGGGTCCAGGCAATCTGTTCGATGCAGATAATGGGCTCGTTCGGCAGCAGCCATTCAGTCCCGTTTCCTCCCACATACACGGAGCGGTACTCCGGGTGGAAACACCGGGCCGTCCAGAACTCGATCTGCTTTGATGCCTGACAAATCTCTCGGTGGAGCATTGCCGTGGTGTCGCCGGCCGCGGCGTGGTCATCCCGATAGGCCTGACGAGTCGACAGGTATCCTATGTACTCACCGCCTCCATGCGCCCAGTCCACTTCATCCAGAATCTCAAACTCGATGACCTGCTTGATGTCAGGCCCAGCCGCGGCCAACTTGTAGGTCACCACGACCCGATGGGTCCCCAGAGACCAAACAGCAGTTGCCCCTGTTGCCAAGGCGTACCGTCCGGTCCCCAGCTTGTCTCCAGCTCCCAAGATAGTGGGCCCAACCAACGTGGCAGGTGCTACCCCATCGGATCGGATATCCTCGATCGTGAAGGAGGCCAACACCGGATCGGCCAGCTTGCCCCCCTGCCGGCAGAAGAACTGCAACACCGGCCAGCTGGCCGAACTCTGCTCACCCTGGGTCAGTCCGCGCATGACTCTATTATTGCCTGCCCCCACCCAAAAGAAAACCCCCAGCGCCACTGGACGCCGGGGGCCCGAAAGGGGGACAAGACCTGATGCCAAACAAGTCCTACCGAAATTAGAGTATAAGAGGACAGAACAGGAGGGTCAACTACCTACGGACGGCGGTGGCCTGGTTGCATGTTGGCCGCGCCACCGGGGAGCTCTCCACCGAGATCATTGTGGATGGCCGCAATCATGGTCTCGGACTGACGCTGCCTGGACGCCGAGGGGGTACCGACCCGCTCCAGCTCAATAGGCTTGTTTCCCCCACCCGCGGGAACCTGGTCCACGACGTTCCCAGCCAGCTGCTGGGCGGGACCGTCAAGACCAAACCGGTTCTGGGCGCTGGCCGGTGCCATGGCCCCACCCCGGGCCAATGATGCCATACCAAGGTCAGCCGCGGCTGTGGCTGACACCGTCCCCTTGTCACCGCCACGCACCAGCACCTGGGTCTGAGGGTGAACCGCGCTGCCCCCAACACCGAGACCCTGGGTATCACCCTGGTACATGCCCCCCATCCCGCTCATGGACTGACGCTGGGTGCTCTCCCTGGCATCGATCTCCCGCTTCTGCTCCAAGGTCACCACGTCGCAGGCCATCGGGGACATCGGATTCCTCCCGTTCTGTCGTGCTCTGGCGAAGGCCAAGGCCTCGTTCTTGCCCATGGGGCCCGCCCAGTCCGGGATGTCCCCGGGCAGTCCCGTACCTCCCTGAAGTCGCGCCCACTTCCCATTGGGCAGCAGGATGCTCGTCCCCTTCAGCTTGTGCCCGATCGACTCGTCGTAGCACTTGACCCGGGCGAAGTATCCACCGGGCGGCTCGGGCTCCCGGTCAACCTCATCATAGGTCTTCGGCCGCAGGTCGATGTTGCGGATCTCGGCCGGCGCCGAGGCCCCCGGGACCGTGGCAACCTGATTTTTGAGGCCCTGCAATTCTGCGCGCAGGTCCGCATTGTCGGCCATCTGCTGCTCCATCATCTCCATCATCCTCTGGAGCATCGGGTCCACAGGTGCCGGGGTAGGGGCCAGCTCCGCCTCATGCTGGGGACTTGGCTCCGAGATGACCCGGGTGGCAACCTCCGGGGTGGCAACCTCGCCCTTTCCCTCGGGGGCTTTCCCAGCATCCTCGTCCTCATCCGTGATCACCAGATCATCAACAGATTTGGCAGCGACCTCCGGGGGAGGGACAACTTCTGCTTCCTCTTGCACGATGGGGGGAGGTTCGACCGCGGACAAAAGGTCCGGGGACGGAGCTGGACTCGGAGGTGGCGGGGGAGGGGGCGGAGCGCCTTTCTTCTTTTTGGTGGCCATGGGCATCCTCAAGCAGTTTGTATGCCTGGAGAGGATAACCCCTGAAACTTGCTATGGCAAGAGGGAGGCTACTGGAAAATCCAGGGCACAGGGCCCTGAGGTCTTAGTAGTGGTGGACCGCGAGCTCCACAGTCGGACTGCCGATGGCCGCGCCGCCCGCAACCTCGACACCGGTGGCCGCCACGATGAGCTGCAGCTTGTCGTTGGCACGATCCCAGTGCAGGATGTACCAGGCGCCGCCGAAATTGACGAGCAGGTCCTCGATGTGGGTGACGGTGATCCCCTCGTAGCTCGCCACGCCCTTGATGAAGGTGGCCACGATGGCGGCATATCCGCCGGCCACGTAGGAGTTGTCGAGCTTCAGGGTGAACCGGGTGCAGACGCCGCTCGGCGCCTTACCGAACTTCTGGTTGTTGCCAACCAGGGCAGTGAGGGTGATAGCCATGATGTCCTCCAGGACCTCCCCCCTTCTGGGAGGAGGTCAGTTCAAGCGTTAGTTTCAGTCAGGCGCAGAGTTCCCGGCTTACGTGCTGGCCAGGTTCTCGATCTTGACCTCCATCTCCTCGAAGATCCAGCCCTCGCTGATCCAGGCATTCATGATGACCGACAGGGAACGCTGGCGGGGGTCCCACTCGGTCTCCACGCCGATGGCCTCACGGAGCCCGAACACGAAGCGGCCCGGGTTGCAGTCCAGCGCGTCACACTGGCCACCGGCGCTGGGCCAGCGGGGGACATCGATGACCGGCCGGTTCTTGAAGGCCGGGTACGACTCGCCGTTGATCAGGCGGGCGTCAGACTGCTCGGTGTTCCGGTTGCGCAGCTCCTCGTCGTAGCCGTCCTGAGTCTCCTCGGTGCAGAACACGCCGAGATTCTGTTTGTCCTCCACGCGGTACTGGACGGGCCGCGTGAAGCGGGCCGTACGGAGCAGGGAACTGCCCAGCGTGGCACCCAGCGCATCGAACGAGTAGCTCGTCACGCCAGCGATCATCCCGTTGAACATACGGAGGAACGGAGTGGCGCCCGCGGCGGTGTCGCCCTGGATGATCAGGTTCTCCCAGCCGCCCTTGGTGTGCAGACCCAGGTAGGTCAGCAGGGTGTCCTTGAACCGGCCCTCTTCCACCTGCACCTGGAGCGCGTGCTTGGGGTAACGCACCTCGCACATGATCTCCTTGGCGGTGAAGATGGTCTGGTCGAAGGTCGGGCGCACGCGCTGACCCTCAGCCAGGGACTGGTACTCGGCGACGGGATGCCACACATCCTCGCCGAACGGCTTCATGATCGGGTATTCGACCTGGTCCCGAGGCATGATGACGTTACGCACCTTCTCCATCATTGCCTGGCCGGCGATGGCCACCAGGAAGTAGTCGCGCACCTGCTCACGCACCAGCTCGCCACCCGCGGCGAACTGAGCAATCTCCACGTCGGCCTTCTTGGCGTAGACCGGCCGCTGGTCAGTGCCTTCGATGACAGCCATATTGGTTCTCTCCTTTTGGCCGTCAGACCGGCCGACTGATGATTCCGTTCAACCCCCCGGGCAGTAGTAAAACCGGAGGGGGCTCTTCGTTACAGGACGCCGCCCTGTTCGCGGATCGCTTTCAGGCGGGGGCTGTTGCTGAGGTTGTGGTCGTGGGCCGAGGAGTTCTTCTTCCCCTCGATCTCCTTGGTGGCGTCATCACCCTCGCCGCCCTCAGCGCCCTTCTTGTCCTCGATGACCGGGATGGTGGCCGGCACAGACACCATCTGAACCGCGGCGGACTTCTTGCCGGCAGTCTCCATGATCTCTCCCACCGTCTCCTGAATCATCTTCTTGACGTCGTCAACCTTGATGGTCTCCACACCCCCGGCGCCAGCCCCTTCCTCAGCCTTGGGCTCCTTGATCTTCTTGACGTCGGCCTCGAGGACATCCAGGCGCTCGCCCTGGGTCTTGGCCAGACCCAGCAGCTCGTCCAGCTTGTCGCTGTCGGTCTTGGTCCCGGGCTCTTCGCCGACCTCAACGATCGCCTCGACACCCTCTTCGACCTTCACGTCGGCGGCCATCTTGGTCTCACCGTCCACCAGCTCCACCTTGTGGTCGCCCGGCTCGATGTCCTGCAGGATGAACTCCTTGGCACCCTCAGCGATCTGGACCTCCAGCTCGGTGCCGTCGAAGCTCAGCTTGCCAGCCAGGGCCTTTTCACCCTTGGCCACGATCTTGATGGTTCCCTTCTTCATGGGCTCGTCTCCTTTATCTTTCTTTCCAGGTGTCTCGTCAGTATCGTCGAGCCCCAGGGTATCATACAAGGTATCGCAGCCTTCGATCATGGCTTTACTTGTGGCCGGGGCCTGTCCCTGGACCATCATGGCCTGCGTCTTGAGGCCCTCGATCAGGTCTTTGACCTGCAGGACCTGCGCCTGGCCGTCCTCTTTAGCCCCCAACATTTCGTCGAGGATCTCTCCGGCCTGGACCAGAGCTTGTTCTACAACCTTGCTCATTCCGTCCAGGCCCTCGATCCCATCCCCTACCTGTCCGGCTTGGAATCCCTTGACTCCACGTCCCGCAGCGAGCAGGGCCTGGCCCAAGCGGATCATCAGGTCGGGATGGGGCATGTCCTGGTCCCCCCCAGTCCCGGCGCGCTTGATTGCCTCAACGAAGAATTCACCTTCTTCTTCGGCATTGGCGGCATCCGGGACCATCGCCACTTCGTAGGAACGAATCCAGAACAGGCGGCGGAGTCTTTCTTTGAGACCCATTATGAAGGATACACGGGGCATAGGCTTTGATCCGCAGAATGCCCCATCACCCTACACTTGGCAACCCCCATCTGGCACAATCTGGCACAGATGCGTCAGACTGGCTCAGTCCAGCAGATCAGGCAGCTGCTTGTTCGATGCGCCCCATGGCGATGTAGCCGATCGAGAAACCCTTGATCTTCTTGTCCAGGATCAGCTTCCAGATAGGCTTGGACTTGACCCAGACAGTGAGCATCCAGGTGCCCGCTTTGACAATCTTCTCCGACTTGTCGTCCCGAACATAAGTCCGATCGGGACTCTGCTGCCAACATGCCAGAACAGGAACATCCACCGAGACATCCTTGCCACCATCCTCGGTGTGCAGAAAGGTCACACGGCTCTTGGCGTTGGCCATCCACCAGAACATCGACAACAGAATCGTCGGGTCATCGTAGATGTCATGGTCGGACAGCTTCTCCCCGGTCACCTCATCATACGAAGTGCTCCGATCAGGGGTGTCCGGCTTGAGGACCTCACCGGTCACGATCTGGTGGAGGGGGAAGTCCCCGTCCATGTCGAAGGGGATGGTCCCCCGAGGATCGTGCTTGTCCCCGGCCTTCTTCATCCCAGAGAACCGTTGCAGGACTTGCTCCACCCGGGCACGACTTTCAGCATCTGTCGCCAGGGCACCAGCCCCACAACCCACCACCTCGAACGGGACCGTGAACTCCACCGGCTGCAGCCCCGCCTCTTTGGCGCCGGCCACCGTCTGCCCGGGCTTGTAGTTCAGAAAGGAAACCTGTGGAACAGCCTTGCCCGCCCGATACCTTTGAACATCCCAAGACCCGATTCCGGACTGCTGCAGCAGCCCCTCGCGCACCAGGGCTAGGTCGTAGACAGGTAGGCCAGCAACCATCGAGGGGATGTCCTCAATGCCCCGTACATCTCCCGCTCCAGGTAGCAGGGGGACAGGACTCACCAGCCCGGGCGGGAGCAAGGCCTGAAGCATGGAGGTCCCTACGATCCCGGAGGCTGCGGTTGTCGTATGGACCTGAACCGGCTCAGGCTGGCCTCCTTCAGAGCCAATGCGGGCAGCCAGTTCCAGGTCCCCTGGACTGATCATGATGCAGTCTGGGGCCAGGGCGCGCGCCTCTATGCACGCCTGTGCAGCCTCATTCGGGGCAAGGTCGTCCCCCCATCCCTCTGCAACCCCGATCCCCGCGGCCTCGGACAACTTGTCGTTGTAGCGAGTCTTGACCTTGAGAAGGTCCAAAGCCATAACGAAGGCCTTCTCCGCTGCAATCACTCGGTCGGCGAGATTGGAGGCCCGACCAAACATGGCATGAAGTTCGCGATACGCCCCAAGAATCCTGTCCCGGTTGGACGCAGCCCAGCCAGAAGGGTCCCGACCGGGCCCCTCACGAAGGCCTTCGCTGATGGCCTCGGCTACAACCCAGGCTGCCCGACAGATTACGTCCTCTCGGTCCTCATAGGGATCTACAGCTTCAGCTTTCGGAAACAGCGGCATCTACTCCTCCTGTCCAGACGGCTGGTCACGAAAGTCAACCATGTCCTTGGCCCCCAGTCGGGCGATACCTACCCCCTCCCCTTCACTCTTCCCCCAAGCCCGAGCCAACGTACCGTCGGTGACTTCATCTCCTGTGATGTCTGCCCCCCCCTTCGTGGTGACCTGCTGCTCAGCGATGTCGTCTGGGTGCCCACCTCCCGCCATCCGTGCCAGAACCATGTCCCATAGACGGTCCGCAGCGAGCTTGATTGGGGCATGTCCGTCCCCGCAAATACGGGTTAGACAGTCGTACACGATCTCCAGACGATCCTTGAAAGCTGCATCGGTTGGAAACAGGGGCCGTGTCCTGGGGTCTTCCATGGCCCGACGGACAGTTTTCGCAATCGTCGTCATGATCAGAGGACCCTTGTCGGCATTGCAGGCCACTAGTTCACGAACGACTGGGGGGACTCCAATATCAATGACAGCCCGCCGGAGCATTTCCCGCTCTCGGGCTTCATACATCTGCCGTTGTCCGTGCATGGAGGTAAGAAGCCGCTTGCCCTGCTCCATCTTGGAAAGTTTACTCATCTTCGGGGTCCTCCACAGGTGCCGGAGCCGGTACAACCGGACCCTTATTGTTCCCGTCCATCTTGTCGGTGGCCTCAATAGGAGGCATGTACTTGGCATCCAAACCCATGAACTTACCCGCGGCCTGCGGGACACGAGCCATCATGAATCCGTCAACAACCCGCCGGGGATACTTACTCCACTGCCCCTTGTCCTGGACAATCCTCCCCAGATCCTTCATGGCTCGGCGTACCGTAGGCCAGGCCTGTTCAGGGGTAATAAAGTTCTCTTTCCCCAACCGCTCGAGGATCTCAGACAACTCCCCCAAGGCCAGAGAAGCCCGGGTTGGCCGCTCGAGTCGAGTAGCCAACAAACCCAGGTCATCCACAATAGGTTGCAATCCGGCACACCAGGACTCACCACGAGGACCATAGACCTGCGTTTCAGTATACCGAAGGGCCTCCTGGATTTCCTGCTGGGTCATCCCCTCGAAATCCCCGAGGGCTGCCCGGTTCATCCGGTAGGCCCGAAGAGCAGTCCGGTAGCTCTGCTCGGTGTACTTCATGGCCAGGGCATCTTCCTGCTGAGCCGGCCGGGTGTTGACAATGGATGATTTGGGCTCCCCAGCCCCCCGACTGCCTGCTCGAGCCATTGCGTCGGACATGACCTGCATGATGACGACCGAACGTTCGCCAGGCTTGACAGCAGCCTGCAAATCCTTTTGCCACAGCTCTGTCTGGTCCGGGGTGATGCGCTGCCCCCCGTGGATCATCCAGAGGAGCAGAGGGACCAACTGGCCCGACAGCAAGCCCCGATTCTCCTGGGCGCACTCTCGGATCCCGAGGAGCTCTGTCTTGGTGGAGTACCAAGGGGCCATCCCCGTCAGGGCAGCCCAGGGCGCCGTATGCACCATCCGGACGATCTCAGTGGATGGTGTCCCGACAGGCCAGCGGCGCTGCTTGTTTCCCCCGTACCCCCCAACTTCCTCCCCCATTTCTCGGGCAAGCAGCTGGTCCATGGTCTCGTAGTATCGTCCATCACTGCGACTACGCACCCGCGGGTCACCAAAGTCCTTAAAGAAGGCCACCGGACTCACAGCATTGGCGCTTGCAGACTGGAAGCACCCTACGAACCTACGAAACCTGAAGTTCTTCTCGTAAACCAATGGGTTGTGGACCATCAGATCAGAGAACCCGACCGCAGGGCTTGGGGGCTCAACTCTGATGAAACGGGCAGGGGACCACACCATCCCAACAGGCTTGCCACCAGGAGCATCCCGCAGGACTTCCAAGAAGGTACGCCCTCTCACCTCGAGATCGTAGCCGGCCAAGGAGGCCATCTGATCGTATGGGAGGTCCACCTGACAAGTCGCAAAAAACCCGTCGACCAGGGCAGACTCCAGCTCTACTCGTGCATCGATCTGCCTACACACCTTGTCGAGGGCAGAATCCTTGATGTCGAGCCAGGACTTATCGGTGCTCCCGGCCTTGACTCGTTGCATCCGCATCCACTGCCGAATGGTCTGCTTACCCTCCGGGGTCATCGGGTCAGCCTTGGGCACTGCATAGGGGCGCCGCCCATACACATTGTCCAGGTAGGCCGAGATCACACCGGAAATTACCCAGGAGTTCCGGATGAGCAGATCGGCATCAGTGTCGGACTGGATGGGGGAGATGTAGCGGCGTCCGTCAGCGTAGGAGCCATACCATTCCGCCGGCTCTGCAGTCTCAGCAGGTTCCATTGCTGAAGTCTGCATTCCTACCCGCTGGATGTTGACGGGGGGCCCAGACTCCTCCGCGACCCCGGCATCCATATCCCCGGCACTAACCTCTCGGGTCCCGCTGGGCATCCCTGTTGCACCATCTGGGGACACCGCCTGCTTGCCCCCACGTGCCGTACTGATTCGGTCTTTGAGATCCCTCATGACCAGCCACGTTACCACCACAAATCCCCCCCGGCAACCCCGTGTCACAGAATCGTCAGTACCCCCGCAAACTCTGTTGACTCTCACCGACTTGCTTGCTACCGTTCAAGCCCAGTTATGGCACACAAGCGTAAACGAGGTTGTACCATCGAGGTTGAGCCAGGCGCTCGTGAGATACTCCTCGAGATCATCGAGATGTCCACCGGCTCCAGAACGGGCATGAGTATGAAGCGCGCCTTTACTCAGGTTGTCACTGAGCACAAGAGGCTCTGTACCCTCCAGGCCCGTTACCAAACCCAGGAGGCCTCGAGTCCGGGCCTGCTCATATTGGGGGGTACAACCATCCCCGATGAACTCAAAAGTCTGCCGTCCTTATTGACCATCGATGTCCGGGTGAAGTAGGCTCAATGCGAGAAGTCAAACCCCATCTCGCCGTACCTGCCCGGCTCCGGCTTAGGGTAGGACGGTCATCGAGTCAGGACCGGCTCCGGCCGACTGTCCTGATAAAGGAGAACCTACATCATGGGCGCCATTACCCCGCTTCCCCTGCTTGCAAACAACGCCTTCAACAAGGGGGCGCTGATCTTCACCGGCCGTTACCCTGGTTCGTTGGTCAGTCGCTTCAACACCATCCGCACCGCGGTCAATGCGATCCTGGCGATCATCGACACCGACACCCTGAACCTCGGCTCTCACGCCGCGGTTGCCGGGCCGGGCGAGTACTACGGCGAGGGTCCCTACATGAAGTTTTCCGCCACCGAGGGCCTGCAGGTCGACGAGTTCCAGATCCAGGATCAGCACAACGGCGACATGATCCTCATCCAGTACGACTCGGCCGGTGGTGCACACGGTGTGGCCAACTTCACAGCCACTCCCGCTCCGTAAACTTCAGCACCCGAACACTCCCTCAGTTTAATCCCCCCTCAGAGTTCCGGAGCATCCTATAATGAAAGCCTACCTCACCATCGATCTGCCTGATTCTGTATTCCATGCCAAGGCCCGGGAGATGTGCAGGGGCTTTCAGGACATGGTGGATGGAGTGAACATCTGTCTCGGCCGAGACATGGACAAGAGGGTGGAACCAGACAGCGTCCTGATCTCGTTGTGGCACTTCGATACCCCCAGGCTCAAATCGGTTATGCGACCCGGTGCCGTGGTGTCTTGCGTGGACGACCATATGAGTTTCCTTGGCCCGAATGGGAGACTCAGCCCCAAGTTCTTGGCTACGTTGCGCTGCACAGACATCCTGGCAGTCGGGAACGAGATGGTCCGGGATGACATCGTCAGGCTCGCCAAGGGGCAGGCCCTCCCCCCAATCATCGTGACTCCAAACGGTGTCAATCCGGACCTGTTTGCCCAGACCCCCCTACCAAAAGGGGACCTGGTCTTCGGGTGGACGGGCAACAGCCAACGGATGAATCCAGCCGTCGGTGGCATGGAGGACTACAAGGGACTAGGGATGTTTCGGGAGGCAGTCGAACGTTGTAAGGTCCCCCACGCAATCCTCGACAGCTCAACCGCCCAGCCTGGACAACAAGCCTGGCCTCATTACAAGATGCCCGAGTTCTACAACCAGATCGGGGTCATCGTCTGTATGTCCAAGGGAGAGGGAGGGGGCCCCTTCCCGATCTTCGAGGGTATGTCCTGCGGTTGCATCCCTACCTCCACCAAGGTGGGCTCAGCCCAGCTGGCCATCAATGAGGACTTCGGCCGTTTGCTCCCTGAACGGACCGTCGACCATCTGTGTGCGGTCATCGAGGACCTCAGGCGCAGGCCGCGTCAAGAGCTGCAGGACATGGCGGACCGGGCCGCGGCAGCCATCCGTAATAAATGGACCTGGCACCATGTCATGTCGAACTGGCGGGAGTGTCTTGGTGAGGCGCTTCGAATAGCAGCCCACCGGGGGAGCCCAGCGCACCACCATGTTCCCCCCCCTTCGGCCCCCGAAGGATCTGCAACTATCCCTGTTGTGGTAAATCAGGTTCCGAGTCGCAGCCCAGAAGATTCAGAATTGATGCGTAAGCTTCTGACGGAGCGTGATCAACTCAGGAGACGGCAAGAGTACACAGGTTTTCTCGATGGTGATGGACGTGTCCCTCAGGCCCACCTCCCCTTCATCTTCAAAGGACCGACCCAGCCAGGACCTGTCCGGATCTCCGTCATCTCCGGGACATATAACAGGCTGGAGAGCCTCAAGCGTATGGTACGGAGCATCCGGGCAGACTTCAAGGTTATGGACCCATGCCCATTTGAGTTCATCCTGAGTGACGGAGGCAGTACAGATGGGACTCTGGAATGGCTCAAAGAACAACCTGATTGCAGGGTGGTCCACGGCGGATTGACCGGGGCTATTGATGCCTTCAATCTCGCCTACGAGGCAAGCTGTGGGCAGTACGTATTCCAAGCCAATGACGATGTGGAGTTGGTCCCGGGGTCCCTACGTAAGGCAGTAGATCGTCTGGACCAAGATCCAGGTTTGGACCAGGTATGCTTCGAGTTTTCAACGGATGGGGGGGACAACTGGATTGCCCCCCACCACACCGGTGCACTCAGGTCGATCCTCAACGAGTCGGCCCACCCCAATATCGCCTTGACCAGACGGAATGCCTTGGAGGATGTGGCCACGCTCATCGGAGGTTTCTGGGGGGACAGTCAATATCGTATCGATAGGACATACGCCGGTGACACCTTGCAGGGAGCTGCACTGGTCAAAGCTGGACGTCGGGCACAATACTTTCCCGGGGAGATCCGGGCTATCGACCACCAGGTTCCTGACGGACTCCGACGAAAGAACGTCAGAGCGTATGGCCCCAAACATGGGGATGGTTCTTTGGACAGACTGGTTACCCGCCTGGACGCAACCCCACCGGGGGATTGGTGGCCCCGACTTCTCGTCCCGGAGCCAGGGAAGATGCCCAGGCGTTCTCCTATTCCGGCAGGGCCTGAAGAGCGACTCCTACTTCTACCCCTGGCCCACGAGGCTGAGCTCCAGATCGGCCTACGTGAGGCCTTCGGCCGTATAGGCAAAACAGTAGAGGTTCTTCGGCTTCGTGGAGACCTTGCAGCAGCTGGCCCAAAGGTTCGGGCTCAGGCGATCTTCGAGGCTGCACGACAGCTGCGGCCTACATTGGTCTGGTACCAGATTCAGGACGATGAAGGATTCCTGGGGACAGCGGAGTTCATCCAGCAGCTCAGAAAGTTGTGCGCCCCAGGAGCTGTCATCGCAACATGGAATGGGGATGTTCGACAGGAATGGTATCCCCGGCCAACCCGTTGGATGTTGGACACGGGCCGCGCCGCAGACCTATGCCTCCAGAGCAACATCGATTACTGCCGTATGCTTGCCCAGCACGAAGTCCCTCATCCCGGGTACCTCCAGGTGGGTTACGACATCGGGATCGATGACCAGACAGATCCAGATCGAATCCCGATGAAGGTCAGCCAAGAAGTACTCCAAGGGTCGTCGGTTTTCATCGGGTCCAGAACCTACGACTACGACCTTCGAACGTCCAGCATCGAAGCCCTTTTCAATCACGACCCGCAGGGCATCTTCATCTTCGGCAGCGGTTGGACACCAGACCAAACACTCGGCTCAATTCCCCGAGCAGCTTGTCCCGCAGTCTACAACCTTGCGGCCCTGAGTGTGAACGCCTCGATTACCCCGGACCTAACGGCTTACAGTTCGGACCGCCTCAATAGACTTGGGGCGGCCAGTGCATGCATCGCCTTGCAACGGTTCAAGGGACAAGAGCATTGGGGAATTGTCGACGGAAAGCATGCCTTGTGTTGGGGGACGCCTTCCGAACTTCTGGCCCTGGCCAAAACATGGGCCAAGCCCCCCGGACAGGATCCAGAGATGGACAAACTCAAGGAGCAGATGCGCAGAGACGTAAAAGCTCTGGCCTATCGTTGGTGGTCCTGGGAGGCTGTCGTAGAGATGTTCCTCGCCATCGTTCGCCATCACCGTGGAACTACCATCCTTGGTAGGGAGTAGACACTAATGATTCCCCCCAGTCATCGAGCCATCATCTCTATTGGTGTTAACGGCAACTACGCTTCAGGTGTGTCTCGGTTGAGTCTCGAACTTGACCGTGTGGACTACCGAGGCATGAAAATGCTCTGGAGACACACTCTCCCCGCAGGTTGTCCCCCACACCAGCAACTCCCTTACGCCTTCAAAACCTATGCCGTAGATCAGGCTGCCACCATTATCCAAGCAAACAAAGATGTGGCCCCAGCAGGGGTCATCTGGCTGGATTCCTCCGTCTGGCCAGGTAGGTCGTTGGAGCCCGTCTTTAGGGAGCTGGAACGCACCGGAGTCTATCTTGTCCAGGAGAGTGGCTGTATGGGGCACTGGACGAGTGACCGGGCACTCAAGGTTTTTGGTTGGACTCGAGAACAGGCTATGGCTGAGCCTATCGTCGCTGGCGGAATCTGGGGGGTTAACCCCAGCCATCCATCAGGGAATGCCTTCCTGAAGGGCATGTGTGAAATGATGCAGAATCCGGAAGTAGTGTGTGGGCCCTGGCGAAAGGCCCAGGGCTTTGTCAGCGACGACGAGAGAGTACAAGGTCACCGCCATGACATGCCTGCGATGACAGTACTCGCCAAGCGTCTGGGCCTCAAACCCCTGCCTCCCAACACGTTCCTCTATGGCTCAACCTACCCGACCCCACAGGACGACATTCGACAGTGGCACATCAGAGGAATCTGATAATATGAGTCCTCCAAAACTGTTCTTCGTCTCCATCCCCAGGACCGGGACACGAAGCATCTATCAAGCATTTCAAGGTCTGGTAGATGAAACTCACAATCATCTCCCAGCACGGACCATACGCGACAGGGTTGGGGAGAAAACCTGGAGAGAAGGCTTGTCCTTCTCGATCATCCGTAACCCCTTCGACCGACTGGTCTCTTTCTACCACTTTTGCCGGGGTGCCAACATTGCGCCCCACATCTATCAGCATCTCTCTTTTGAAGCCTGGGTCACCCATGGATGCCCAACCCATTGGCTGTCTGAACCAGAATCAACAGGGAGTACAACCAGTCGCCCATTGCACATGCACGAATTCCTCATGGATGTGCAAGGGACCTGCATCGTTGACAAAATTCTCCGATTTGAAATCCTCGCCAATGACCTGAAGGCATTTTGTGAGCTGGCTGGTACCGACATGCCTGCCCTCCCCCATATTAATAGGTCCACCCGTCGACCAGGGTATCGGTCTTATTACACTGAACCGAAGATGATCCTTCGTGTGGAGGAACTCTTTGGGGATGAACTTCTCAAGGCAAACTATGAATTCTAATTCAAAAGAGCTGCCCTCGATCCTCTCTGACAACTGGCCTCCTGAGGAGGAACAGAACTGGCTCATCTCCAACGTCGGCCCCCTGTGTCTGTCTACCAGACCCACCCTCTTATCCTCCTGGGCACTGGCCCGGCATGTTGCTGCTCACCGTATTGCTGGTGACATCGTGGAGTGCGGTGTGTTCGCAGGTGGACAGGTCATCGCCATGTGGCGCGGCGCCGGAGCCGGACCGAGTCCTCAGCACCACTTTCACCTGCTTGACAGCTTCGAAGGGATCCCTCATGCGGGACCGGAAGACACAGACAACATTGACAACACCTTGTTCTCCCATGGCAAGGATGGCGCCCTTGTGACTTCTGGTATCAGCGCATGCTCTGCGGCGGCGGTGCATCAAAACCTCGAGGCCAGGGGGATGCCTGCCCAGATATTCACACTGTACGAGGGGTGGTTTCAGCAAACCATACGTGAGGCCATCCACTCGGGGGATAAAATCGGCCACCCCCCAATTCGTCAGATCGCCCTGCTCAGGCTTGATGGAGATCTGTATGAGTCAACCAAGGCGTGTTGGCCCCTCATCGACTTGGTCCAGTCTGGTGGGATTGTCATCATCGACGACTACGCATTGCGGGGCTGTCGTAAGGCCATCGAGGAATACCTCGAGATACGGCAAGAGGACCCAGAGATCATCCCGATCCCCGAAGGTGGGGGACCTGTTTTTTGGATCAAGAACTGACAACTCCATAATCGAGGAGCAAGGCAATGAGACAAGGAAGTCTGAACGAAGTAGGAGTGGCCATCGAGCAGGAGATCATGGGGGGGTATTCCCTGCAGCGGATCCGGGACTTACACGGTGATGCACAAGCCCAAGCTTTCAAACAGGAAGTCTCTGACTTCGTGGACCAGAACCCAACCGATGTATGGGTCAAGACCTGGGCGGCTAACCAGGGAACGGCCCTGGACTGCTACGCCTGGGACCAGGACCATGACTACGGAGAAGGCCTTCAGGTAATCGGCGCCATGGGCCCCCAAGGTGCGGCCGGTGCCCGTCACACCCGGGGACTCTTGAATGCGGCCAGGCTCAGAGAGACCGGGATTGACCTACGTGCCCTGTCCCAGGGCCATAGATGCTGCGTAGTGGGGGCCTGGTGCGGCTACGAGGTCATGCTCCTCGATGGCTTCGGGGCGGCTGAAGTCGATGTGGTCGAAGAGGTCCCGGTTTTTGCAAGCTGGTCCAAACGCCACAAGGAGGTCTTTTCTATCCGGGGTGACAATGTCTACGGCTGCAGCCTGTACGACATGCCCAAGGCATCCCTGCTGGACCCGTCGGCCACCTACGACGTCATCTACTGTCCGGGAGTGCTTTACCACTGCTCAGACCCAGCGTGCGCCCTGGCCATCCTCCGTCTCATGCTCCGCCCAGGCGGGGTGCTGTTGTTCGAGACGATGACCCTGCCTGACAAGTTCTACCCCCACGCTCAGTACCGGGGGCCCTCCCAGGTAGGTTGGAACTGGTGGATCCCGACCGGCAACACCTGGCTTCAGATCATGCAGGAGGTCGGATTCAAAAACTGCCAGCAGATGGACCTACTTGACGGCCGCGGCTGGTTCATCGGTTCCGCTGAGGACAAAGTCCCCTCCCTCGTCGCATCAGGAGCTGCCGGCTTCGCCCGAACAGACATTCTCGACGTCATGCACCAGCGCATCCCCCAACGGTAATGCCTCCGTCGAGACTCAATCAGGTTCTCCGGGGCAGCAAGCTCCAGCTCGGGTGCGGGGGTAAAGACCTGGTCGGATATACCAATACGGATGGACGACTCAGCCAGTCCCCTGCAGGATTCGCAGTGGACATCATGGCTGATGACCTACCCCTCGGGCACTTCTCTGAGATCTACATGAGTCATGTCCTCGAGCATGTATATCCGGATCTGGCTCCGGCTCTGCTGGTCAAACTACGACAGGCCTTGATCCCCGGGGGGATCCTCAGGCTTGCTGTCCCTGATCTCAGGAAGGTCCTCCTGGGCTGTGTTCTCACCTCCCCTGAAGACCCGGAATACTTTGGCCCGGAGCCTGACTATCCCTTGTTTGGGCCTTGCCTATCCACAACCCCTGACTGGGACCGTCACAAGTGGTGCTTCACAAGGGAGAAACTAGCCAAGGTCCTCCTCCAAGCAGACTTCATCGACATACAAACCTGGGACGCAGTATCCATTCCTGCGATCTGGCAGGGTCAAGATTATGCCTGCCAGGAAAACATCTCCTTGAACCTGATGGCCCACAAACCTGCTGCCTGACACATTCTGGCACACCGGCGACACACTCTGTCACACCCCCCATCCCGTAGTCC